ATTTATATCTGGATATGTTTTATTGAATATTTGATAAAGATGTTTACTACATGAAGTTTGATCTGTATTAATAAATGTTTTTGCATGTGTATAATTATTTTCGTTAGATTTGTGATGATCAAAAATTATTACATTCTTTTTATCTATTAAATCTTTAATTTCTGTAGTATCTAAATCAAAGAAATATACTTTTTGATAATCTTCGATTTTATTATATTTGAGCCATCCTAGAAGCTTTTCACGTATGTTAGAAACTTTTAATGTAATAGCTTTTGGCTTGGTTTGTTTAAACCAAGTATAGATCAAATAACAACAACAACCATCTAAATCTAAGTCTGTAAAAATTATTTCTTTTTTAGACATTGTATATATTTACATAATCCTTCCGAATTGTACAGCATCATTTTCCGCAGTGTTAACATCTTCGTTAATATTTAAATCATTGTTCTCCATAAGAGTAAGAGTATTATAGTCTATTGATACTCGGGTACTTCCTGTATTTGAGCCAAATCTATTTTTAATAATGCCTATATGAAGGGCATCATCTTCTTCATCTTCTTCAGTTCTCCAAATACTTACTATAACGTCCGCAGTGGCTCCTAATCCGTAACTTTCTCCAATGGCTTCTAATCCAGGACCGGTCGCAGTATTACCGTATCCTGTGCGGTTAACTTGGGTAGCTGATACTATCGGACATTCAAAAGTATATGACATTGCTCTTACTTGCTCAGAAATACTTTTAACACGCTCATAAGAATTATTACCATATGTACTTGCTAAAAGATTTAAATAATCGAGTACTATAATATCAGGTTTAAAGTTTTTATTTACAAGCTTTTTTATAAATCCTTCTAATTGAGGTGGTGTAATAGAACTCGGCGCAAACTCTTTAATTACCATATTTGCACGAGGATGTGTCATTTTAAATTTACCGAGTTTTTCTCTTAGCTCTTCTACATGATCATCTAAATGATTTATTGGCAAGCCGGTAAGTTTAGATGTAATTCTTTTACAGTAAATCATTTCTGACATTTCAAGAGAAATAACTAAAACGTTTTTACCTTCAGCGGCTGCATTACTTGCGATGTTACTTAAAAATATAGATTTTCCTACGTTTGTCGGACCGGCGAAGATATACATACTACGGCCTTGCTCTAAGAAACCACCTCCGAGTCTTGCATCAAGCCAATTCCAACCAGTTTTAATTTTCTCTTCTTTTGTTGTTAAATCTACAATATGTTGCTCTATGTCTTTAAAATAGTTATGTCCAACGTTTGTAGTAATAGAAATATTACATGCTTTTGAGAATTTGTCATGGATACTTTTTACATCTCTTTCTTTATTATCAACAATTTCTAAAAATGTATTAAATACGGCTTGTTCTTGTAGAAACTTCTCTGTATAAGAGAGTAATACATCGTTAGATAATTCTACTTCTAGAGTGTCAGTAATTTTTTTACTTGATTGATAGTGTTCCTTAAGCTGAGGAGTGTTTAAATATAACTCTAATTCAGTGTGTGTTGGTCGTCTATTATTTTTTCGATAAAGAGCTTGTATAATCTTAACTATTTGTTGAAAGTCTTTATTTTTAAAAAACTTATAATTAAGATTATCAATAATAGAATTTAAATATATTTCGTCTTCAAGACAGTTCTTAAAAACTACCTTCTCTAAATATTCTAAATCTATATCTAAGTAATTACTTTCGTTTGTCAGCATGTTTGACGAGAGTATTATAGAAGTAATCTTCTGATTTGCTATAATCTTCTGTGTGGTTGATTAACCCAGGTGATTCATGAATAACATGAATAGGGGCAGTAGTTAGGCGTAACCCGGCTAAATGACAATCTAAACAAAATTTTAAATCATAATGATGAAATCCTTTAATATTTTTGTCAAATTTTATTTTCTTCTTTGCGATTGATTTAGTTCGTATCGCTAAAAATACTCCGTCTAATAGTACTACTGGTTTTGGGGTTGGGCCGAATATAGTTGGTGCATAATCTGTATTATTTTTATAGTGAGACACTACACCAGATAGGGATTCTGGTTTACATAGTATATGCCATAAGCAGGGTTTTTTAACTTGTAATTTACTGCCGCCTGCTAGACCTACTACATCGAATCCATGTTTAAATAAATTACGGATTTGTACTAAAAAATTTATACTATCAATAAATACATCATCATGCACAAATAGAATACAATCATATTTTTTAAAATTTTCTGGTGTAAGATAATTGTTATAAACATCGCATAATCCGCTAGTATTTTTATATGTAGGTTGAAGGTAAAAAGTAGTTATAGTGTTTTGTTCATGATGATGTAAACTTCTAGATAATCTTGAATTTATAAATTCAGCTTTTGTAGCTTGTGTGGCAACTGCTATTAAAGTTTTCATAAAAAGAACGGTGTCATGTTTAATTCAAATTCTTCTTCTTTATTAAAAGTATTATTAGTAAAATTATAAATTAGCACGACACCTTCAGTTATATCTTTATATTCATCACTCACTTGAACAGAACTAAAATCTCCACCTTTACTAAATAATGTAGACCCGGATCTAAATACACGTAGTTCTGCATGATTCGCGTCGTAGTACCAGCAACCAAATGTTCCTTGTAGCGCGGATATTGCATCATTAAATCCTATTTTTTCTATTAAGGGTAAAATTATATCACTATCGACTTTACATTTAATATCTAAATTATATTCTTGTATTAATTCTTCAGTATTAGATAGCACGCCATTATGTGCTATGTATTTATTTTTTAAATTAAATGGGTGAGAAGTCTCTATATTAAAATCTCGAACGTTAGATGTCGGTGACTGTACATGTCCTAGGTAATATATACAAAAAGGGTTTTCTTCTATATGTTTACCAAAATCTTGTTCATATTTTGTTGACACGCGAATGTCATTTTTCATCCCTCCCGGGAATAACATTGTTACACTACGTACAAAATTACCTCTTTCAGAGTTTTTTGTATATAATTCTCTAAAGGTTTTAATATTAGTTGAGCCAAAAATTCCACACATATCACTTTAATTGTATGAACTTTGTATCACATATGCAACTTAAGTCTTTACACCCGGCGTATGAAATAGAACTTTTAAGAGCCTTTTCGATTTCTTTCAATCTAATATTATATTCTGGAGCTAAGTCTATTTGTATTTGTTTACCTTCAACGAAATTTAATTTATCTCTTTTTTGAGTATATGATGTACTACCGTAATACTCTTTTTGACCGTTAATAAGTTTAGCTGGTGAGTCGACACAACCGGCGAAGAAAGAACCAGCCATTACGCAGTCAGCGCCTGCGACTAAAGCTTTTGCAATATCTCCAAACTCTCTACACCCACCATCAGCCATTATTTTAGCGTTTGTTTTATGAGAACTAATTTTTAATAATGTTGAGAACATTGGTGTACCAAAACCTGTTTTATATCGTGTAGTACAAATAACTCCAGATCCGATCCCTACTTTAATAATATTAGCTCCTGCATCTTCTAGAAAATGAAATCCGTCATATGTCCCAACATTACCAGCGATGATTATCGTATCAGGTAAATGTTTCTTAACAAACCTAACCATATTACCGACTTTTTCGTGATGCCCGTGCGCTACGTCTATTGTTATAATATCTACACGCAGATTATTGTCTAATATTTTCTCTAATTGTGTATATGAAGTATCATTAACACCTATGCTTATGCTAACGCAGTTAAAATTATTTCTATTTAAATATTGACATGTATTAAATACATCTTGAAACCTGTGCATAATGTAAAAATAATTGTCATTATCTAATTGTTTGCAAAGGTCGAGATCTATTACGGTCTTCATATTAGACGGTACAATTGGTAACTTAAATATAAACTCGCCTAATTTAAAAGAGGTGTCGGCTTCATCACGAGTATCTAATTGACTATATTCTGGTACTAATAAAATATCAGAATATTCTAATTCTTTACCATGGTATATCTGTTCGCTCATATTCTATTGGATCTTTTATTTTACTATCTAAAAAACCTTGTATCCGAGAACTACATGCAGTACAATAACCGCATGCTAAATCTTTTCCTTCGTAACAAGTCCAAGTGTCTTCAAACCTTACACCGTTATCTAGTCCGAGATTAATAATTTCTTTTTTAGATAATTGTATTAAGGGTGCTTCTATTTTAATTCTATTCTTTCGGTTTAAAGCAGCTAGTTTGTTAATTTGTTCTAAAAATTCAATACTACCATCCCAATACCCTGCTTGACTGTCTACTAGTGCAGATCCATGATATACTATTTCTGCTTCAACAGATTCAGCATATGAACATGCAATAGATAACATCATCATATTTCTAAAAGGAACATAATTTACTGTTTGAGCATCTCCTAGTACATCTTTTGCATGCGCTACTTTAATATTATTATTTGTAAGAGAGGATGTTGGAGCGATAGCTTTAAAAAATTTAATATCTATGATTTTATGATCTTCGATATTACGGTATTGATCAATTTGACTACCTGCATATAGTAGCTCTTTATTATGTTTTTGTCCGTAATCGTAAGTTATAGCATATACGTCGTCATGTTGTTGACACGCTATGCTTAATATAACTGAGCTATCTAAACCACCTGAAATTGGTACAACGGCTTTACTCATTTTCTTGTTCTAATATAGCAGTTTTATCTAATGATTGACCATATCGGTATTTTTCATTTATAGAAGATTCTAACTTAGGTAATATAGAATTCCACGTCTCTTCGTCGTTGCGCCAATTTTTATAATAACCTAATTTTTTATCGTCCATGCTATATGTAGAACCGTTTTGTTGTATAATACCGTGAGAAACGGCAATACCTTTTAATCCAGAATATTTTTCGAGACCTGTTTTAAAATTTAAATATGCTTCAGCTTGTAAAAACGCTGGTATAAATCTATTTTTTACAGTTAGCATTCGAAGAGTCACTCCAGAATAATTTCTGCTTTCAGTTAATGCTTCGTCTTTATCATTTGCTACATCTGTTCTTTCTTTCTTAGCGGCCATTTGAACTAATAAAGAAGCCATGTACATAGGGCCCGATCCACCAGCTTGTTGCTTGACTAAAGTAGGATGGAGCGCACCAGGGTCAGCATATGTGTGATTACTACATATTATTGTTGTACCAGTTACAGCAGCTTTATATGTAATAATACGCATCATGGATTTAAGCTGTTTAGCTCGGAGCCCCATATCCATGGCTCCTTTATTAGCCTCCGCATCAGCAATTTCTTTTGATGATGCTAAATTTCCGAGAGAATCAATCGATATAATAAATTTTCCGTGAAGCTCTGGCTCTTCTTCAATACCGTCTAAAAATGCCATAATTTGATTACGACAGTTTTCAACAGTATCAACCGGAACATATTTTACATTTGAAACGTCTAGGCCTACATTCTCAGCTCCTTCTTTTTCAATGGCAATCTCAGTATCGAATATTACAGGTACCATTCCTGTTTTTTGAGCCTTAGCTAGAATTTTATTTAAAATAAAAGTTTTACCACATTGAGCTTCGCCGGCGAAAATTGTTATTCTCCCTTTAGGTACACCGCCGTATAGTGAGCCAGATAAAATAGAATTTAATACTAAACATCCAGTATCAACCCACTCAGTTACATTGCTTAATGTATTTTCTTCTAAAGTAGTTGCGTTCCTGTTTAACTTTTGTAATTTAGCAAAAGCCTTATTAACAAGAGTTTCATCATACGCCTTTTCAGCATATTTTGACATGTTATTCTTCGAATAATGTTACTTCAGGTACATCACCCTCTGTTTCTTTCTTAGCTTTCTCTATAGAAGAAGGTTCCGGATTTGGTTCTTCAGTTACATTAATTTTAGTGCTATAATGTTCTAATATTTTATTAGAAATATCAACCTTTACTTCAGTATATTGATTAGTTGTATATACAAAAGTAGGGGATTCGCCACTCGAGAACTCGGTAAAAAATAAAGGCATAACATCTACTTTCATATTTGATGAGTCGTTAGGCGTTACCATAATCATAGCTGGTGATTTAACTTCCATTTCTGATTCCGTCTTTTCAACTAATTCACCAAAGCAGGTTCGACCTATGCTATCAATGTATGTAATAATGTCCATGTAAATATTATACTACACGAAATTTAATTTGCAACATTTATTTTAAAGAAATCAAATAAGTCAACGTTAACCGCTTCACCTGGTCGAAACGACTTCCAATTAACGTTCTCATAGAATCTATCTATTACACTGTAAACAATTTTTTCAAACATTTTTTCATAATCAACTTTAAAGTCCTTTTTAAATTCTTTAGGTAAATCGTATTTAAACCCTAAAGAATTTAATCCAAATTTATTAGGTAGTGTATAAAAATAACGTATTTTATCGCCTGATCCTATATTTTCGTATTTACTTGAAATATTATAGTGCTTTAAAAGTTTATTGTAATATATAGAGGATTTTGCGTGTATAGGTGTTCCTTTCTTAACCTTCCAATCTTTTACAAATGCGCTATATTTTTCATAATCTTTAATTCCCATGACAAATGCTATGTCTTTTATAGGTAGTGATTTAAAAATTTCATATGTTTGTTCGAAGATTTCATTTGTATTTTTTTGGTTTTCAGTCATAATCATATGTTCAATTATTTTTTTGACATATGGTTTGATAGCACCAGGCATTGTGGTTCGAACCACTTCAACACCAGTATATTTAAACTTATTACATACCACTCCTTCGTCATCTAACTTATGTAGTACATATCGTTTTTTTTGTAAAAATATTCCTTTATCACAAATTGACTCTCTTTTAAAAATGAACCTCGGATCCTTAGTTAATAGGGTTTCTTGTGCCCATTTTTTAATATGTACGTTTAAATCGTCTTCTATGTCTTGAACAAGAGTGTATACTTTTTCGTTAATATTATTATTATTATGTAGTGAGATACCCATATGCTCTAATAAAGGAGTAATTGTACAATATGAGCTATCTGTGTCATTATAAAGGATTGGATCGGATTTTTCGATGTCTTTATCGGTTAAATTAGTTTTTTTCTTAAAATAATTTCTTAAAATAATATTACTTTGTTTTATGACATCACGACCAGTTAATGTAATTGATCGTGCAATATCACCATCCGCCATAGCAGAGTTTTTATTACCAAAATAACCATAAATACGGTTAATAAGGATTTTTAAAGTAAATTGCCAAATCCAAAGCTGATCAATCTTTAATTGTGTTTCTACAATTTTCTTCTTTAATTTAATTTTGTTTTCTTTATTTTTTTCTTTTTTTAGCTTGACAGATAATTGATGTTTTTCTTCACGAGCCTCGTTCCACCCTTGTTTTTTTTCTTTTCTTATATCGTAAAAATGATCTGTTATGCGAGGGAAGATTCCTTTAGTTTTTTGTGAAAAAAGTTTTTTCGCTCTTGTAACTGCTATTTCGTTTTTAGTACACCACTTATTAAAATCCCCGTAAGACATTTCAATATCCTTGTTATTTACAGTCTTAATGTATACCTTGTTACTGTCTGTTCCGACTATACTACCAATCTTAGTTTCTGGGCTTAAGTTAAGCGTAACCATTACACTTGGATATAGGGAGTTAGCGTCAAATGATATAATATTCTCTTGAAATCCGCGTTTTGGCTCACTTACATATGCTCCTTCGTACTTACCGGAGTGGTCGTCTTCTTTTATAAAAGTCGGTATGATTCGCGGTGGATCTAATTTTCTTGCTTCAACAATTGCACGACCGTTAACTGTGCTAATAGTACCTAAGGCAGCGTTAAATGGTGTTAATCCTATGTATGATAACATTCGCGCTAAATCCATGTACATAAGCTTTGCTTCTAGCTTGACCAACAATCGTACGTCATGAATATTGTAGTCTACAAACTTGTCCCAATTTTCAATAGACAGTGTTGCAAGGTTAGTTTCTCCTATATCTACCTTGTTCTCTCCTAGTTCTATGTGAGCTATGTTATCTAGCTTATAACTGTCTTTCATGCCCAGACTGAAGGTTTTATACACATCAAGATAATCTAGC